AGCTAGAAATAAGGTTGTAAAAGCTGATCGTAAGTGGGAAAAGAAGGCAATGAGTAAGGGCGCTGCCATTCAAATGTATAATATGGCGGCTGGAAATGCAAATAAGGATCTTCCTAAGATTAATGCTAAATGGAAAAATACCGATATTACAAAAGATCCTAAAGCTTGGGATAAATATCATAATGAAGTTGTATCTAATTTCAATAGTCATTTGAGACAAGCGGCTAATAATTATGGAGTTAATCCATCAGGAACTAAAATGCTTGGTTTCGATAAGGATACCGGTGAACTTAAAATTGTATCTAAAGAAACTGAGCATGCGGATGAAGCAGAAGTTAAAGTTGTAGTAGATCGTGATGATTATGGTCATATTAGAAAGATTCTTCTTGTTGATGATACTATTGAACATTATGGTGTTAAAGGAATGCATTGGGGCGTTCGTAAAGCTAGAAACGAAAGAGTTAGAAAAGAAGCATTTGATTCTAAGAAAGTAACTGAACTTCGAAAGCGTGGAAAGAAGAACTTATCCAATAAGCAACTTAAAGAAGTTAATGATCGATTGAACATGGAGCAAAATTTCAGTCGTATGAATCCATCTGCAATTAAAAAGGGTACTGAAGCGGCTGCTGGAATTCTAGCGACTCTTGGTGTTGCAGTCACAGCATATAACATGGCGACAAGTCCTGCTGGAAAGGCAGCTATTGCTTTAGCAAAGAAGAGTTTGAGTAAGTAAGGAGGTTATATGACTTTATCTAATTCTGCTACTCCTTATTATTATGGACTCTTTCGTGCTTCAGTTCTTCGAGGAGAGATTCCTGTTAATAGAGAAATCTCTATGGAGATGAATCGTATTGATGATTTGATTTCTAATCCTAACATCTATTACGATGATATGGCTGTGCATGGCTTTATCAAGTATTGTGAGTTCGAGTTAACTCTTACAGATGGTGGAGACCTTCATCTCCTAGATAGTTTTAAACTTTGGGCTGAACAAATTTTTGGCTGGTATTACTTTGTTGAGCGAAGTGTCTATCAACCAAATGAAGACAACCTCGGTGGGCATTATGTTAAGAAGTTAATCAAGAAAAGACTTACAACAAAGCAATACCTCATAGTTGCCAGAGGTGCTGCCAAATCAATGTATGCTAATTGCATTCAAGCATACTTTTTAAATGTAGATACTGCAACCACGCATCAGATCACAACTGCTCCTACCATGAAGCAGGCTGATGAAGTAATGTCTCCATTTAGAACTGCTATTACTCGAGCAAGAGGTCCTCTATTTAAGTTCCTTACAGAAGGATCATTGCAGAATACTACTGGATCTAGAGCGCAAAGAGTAAAACTTGCTTCCACAAAGAAGGGTATTGAGAATTTTCTCACTGGTTCTCTTCTTGAAGTACGTCCAATGACCATTAATAAATTACAGGGGCTTCGTCCTAAGGTCTCTACAATTGATGAATGGTTGTCTGGAGACATTAGAGAAGATGTTGTCGGAGCTATAGAACAGGGCGCCTCCAAGATGGAGGACTATTTGATTGTTGCTATTAGTTCAGAAGGAACTGTTCGCAATGGTTCTGGCGACACCATCAAAATGGAACTTGCTACGATTCTTAAAGGTGAGTATCAAGCGCCTCATGTTTCTATATGGCATTACAAATTGGACGAACTTGAAGAAGTTAATGATCCAGCTATGTGGATTAAAGCAAATCCTAATTTAGGAAAGACAGTCACTTATGATGTGTATCATTTGGATGTTGAAAGAGCTGAAAAAGCTCCGGCATCTCGTAATGATATTCTCGCAAAGCGGTTTGGCATTCCTATGGAAGGTTACACATACTTCTTCACTTATGAAGAAACACTTACACATCGAACTAGAGAGTTTTGGGGCTTGCCTTGTGCTCTTGGAGCAGATCTTTCGCAAGGTGATGACTTCTGTGCGTTTACGTTTCTCTTTCCACTTTCAAATTATACTTTTGGGGTTAAAACTAGAAGTTACATTACATCTTTAACATTAATGAAGCTTCCAGGTGCTATGCGAGCTAAGTATGAAGAATTTATTGCCGAAGGAAGTCTTCATGTTTTAGATGGAACAGTACTTGATATGATGGAGGTTTATGATGACCTTGATAATTTCATACAACAGAGCGACTACGATGTTCGTTGCCTTGGGTTTGACCCATATAATGCTAAAGAATTTGTCACTAGATGGGAAATGGAAAACGGGTCCTTTGGAATCGAGAAAGTAATTCAAGGGGCAAGAACAGAATCGGTTCCTCTTGGAGAATTAAAGATTCTTGCTGAAGAACGAAAGTTAATTTTCGATCAAGAACTTATGTCATTTGCTATGGGGAACGCTGTTACTTTGGAAGATACTAATGGGAATCGTAAGCTTCTTAAAAAGAGAGCTGACGAAAAGATTGATAATGTATCGGCCTTGATGGATGCATATGTAGCTTTCAAAGCTAACAAGGAGGCCTTCGAATGATCTTTGATGATGACGAAGTACTTGAATATTTAGAACATTTTGGCGTTAAAGGTATGCGTTGGGGTCAACGTCGAGCACAATCTAGAAGTGAACGTCGATTAAGATTCAAGTCCGGAACACCAACCCTTAAAGATAAGGCTATTCGAGAATTAGATCTTGATAGATCTCGTTCTGAGCGTAAAGAAGATAGAAAATCAATAAATAAGAAAGAAGTTGCTGTTCAATTAGCAGTAGCAGGAGCTGGTTTTATTTTAGCTAAGAAAGTTCTTATGGCAAACACACCGATGGCTGCGCTTGTTGGCACTGGAGCGGGACTTACAGCTAGAGGTTTTCATGAATTGCGTTCGGATAAGGTTCCAAATCGGGAAAAGCGATTGACGAATTAAAGGGGTGATGAACCTTGCCGATCCTAGATAGAGTAAAGAAGGCCTGGAATGCTTTTCGTAGCGATAATTATCTTGAAGATTTTGAATTCGCTGGTACGACGGCATATTATGGTGGCGGCTCCCCTTCCCGTCAAAGCAGACATTTCTATACCGAACGTTCTATTGTCTCCTCTATTTATACAAGAATTAGTGTGGATGTAGCCGGGATTTTGATTAAACATGTTAAGTTGGATGATAAAGGTCGTTATGCTAAGGACATGGATAGTGCTTTAAATCAATGTCTTACTTTAGAAACAAACATTGACCAAGCACCTCGTGCTTTTAGACAAGACATTGCTATGACACTTTTCGATAAAGGTGTAGCGGCAATTGTTCCTGTGGATACGACTCGAAACCCAGAAACAAATGAAATTTTCGACATCTATTCAATGAGAGTCGGAGAAGTTGTTACTTGGTATCCAAAACACGTTCGACTTAGCGTGTATAATGAGAATCGTGGCCAACGTGAAGACATTACGCTCGAAAAGCGTTATGTAGCTATCGTTGAAAATCCTCTTTATGCAGTTATGAATGAACCTAACTCAACTCTTCAGCGATTAATTCGCAAGCTAGGACTTCTTGATGCGGTCGATGAACAATCGAGCTCAGGAAAGTTGGACATCATTATCCAGCTTCCATATGTAATTAAATCAGAAGCTCGCCGACAGCAAGCAGAGAAGCGGCGTGAAGACATTGAGTTCCAACTCAAGGGTAGCCAGTATGGCATTGCCTATACTGATGGTACCGAAAAGATCACTCAGCTTAATCGACCTGCTGAGAATAACCTTCTTAAGCAAGTCGAGTATCTTACAGGTATGTTGTATAATCAACTCGGTTTAACCGAGGAAGTAATGAACGGTACAGCTAAAGAAGAGGACATGCTTAACTATTTCAATCGCACAATTGAGCCGATTGTTGATGCTATCATTGAAGCAATGCAAAGAGCGTTCCTTGGGCCCCATGGTACGCAGAAAAGTGAGCGGATTCGATACTTCCGAGATCCGTTTAAGCTTGTTCCTGTTACTGAGATTGCTGAGATTGCTGATAAGTTCACTCGTAATGAAATTCTCACAGCAAACGAGATCAGAGGCTTTATGGGAATTCCGCCAGCCGATGATGCAAAGGCAGATGAATTGAAGAACAGTAACATGCCTCAACCAGAAGAAAGTTCGGGGCCTAGCTCTCTTGAAAGGAACAGTCAAAATGGAAGCTGATTTCAGCGGCTATGCAACTAAGGCTGGGCTGAAGTGTTCAGATGGGCGTACCATCATGCCGGGTGCATTCAAGCATCAAGACAAGTCGAAGGTTCCGCTTGTTTGGCAGCATGGTCATACTGATCCGGAGAACGTTCTTGGCCACGCCATTCTTGAGAATCGTGAAGATGGCGTCTATGCATATGGTTTCTTCAATGGTTCCGCTAAGGCGGTCCATGCCAAGGGTCTTTTGGACCACAAGGACATTACAATGCTCTCTATTTGGGCTAATGAGCTCGTAGAGCGTGCTGGCAAAGTCCTTCATGGAGCGATTCGTGAGGTAAGTCTCGTTCTTTCTGGGGCTAACCCTGGCGCTCTTATCGAAAACGTTACAATCCGCCACTCTGATGGCAGCGATGACACTCTTGATGACGAAGCTATTATCTACTCAGGTCTTGAGCTTGAACATGCTAATGGTGATGATGAGAATGATGATGAAGAGACTAATGAAAGTGATGAAGAGACTGTGCAAGAAGTTTATGATTCTATGAGCGATAAGCAGAAGCAGGTTCTTCACTTCATGCTTGGTCAGGCTCTTTCTGAGACTGCCGATCTCCAACAAGATAATGTCGACGACGATTCCGCCAATTCCGATCAGGAAGGTTCAACAATGACCCGTAACGTTTTCGAGAAGGGCGATAAGGAGACTCCCTCGCCAGTTCTCTCGCATGCGGATGTTGAGGGCATTGTCGCTGATGCGACGAAGAATGGCTCACTGAAGCAAGCTGTTGAGAATTATGCCCTTGCTCATGGCATTAATCAGATTGACACGCTGTTCCCAGAAGCTACGGCTTTGACGAGTGCTCCCGAGTTCTATTCTCGTCGTACCGAATGGGTCAATTCGGTTATGAATGGCGCTCGTAAGAGCCCTTTCAGCCGAGTGAAGACCCACTGGGCGGATCTCACCTATGATGATGCTCGGGCCAAGGGCTACATCACTGGTGAAGTTAAGAAAGAACAGTTCTTTGCGACCGCACGTCGAGAGACCAACCCTCAGACCGTCTACAAGAAGCAGAAGCTTGATCGGGATGATATTCTCGACATCACTGACTTCGATGTGGTGGCGTGGATGAAGGGTGAAATGCGGATCATGCTTGACGAGGAAATTGCTCGAGCGATTCTCATCGGTGATGGTCGTCCAGTTGACGATGAGGACAAGATTCTCGAGGATCGTATTCGTCCTATCGCCACGGATGATCCAATCTTTACCATTCAGGTTCTCGCTGACGTCGAAGGTGTTGCGCCTGCTGGTGCAGGAAACCTTGTTGATGCGGTCATTGCATATCGTTCATTGTACCGTGGTACTGGGCTTCCGACCATGTACACGAACGAACGACTTATCGCTCAGTTCATGCTGATGAAGGATACTTTGGGGCGTCGCATTTACAGCTCGTTGGATCAGGTTGCTTCCGAGATGCGTGTTTCTGCGATTGTTCCGGTTGAGGTATTCGATGATGATCCAACGCTTCATGCCATCATCGTGAACATGAACGATTACAATATTGGCGCTGATAAGGGTGGCCAGGTCAGCCTTTTCGACGATTTCGATATCGATTATAACCAGTATAAGTATCTAATCGAGACCAGGCTTTCCGGCGCTCTGGTCAAGCTCAAGTCGGCCATCGTTATCAGGGAAGGCGTCTTTGTGCCTCCGCCTGCTGGTCCTTATCACATCATTTCTCCTGAGCCGCCTAATGCACGACAGAGCGTTCCGCCGGTCCATGGTTCACTTCCAGACGCTACTGGTGGTGCAGCTGCTGCGGCTTCTGCTCCTGAAGAAGAGCAAGCTTAATTCGACAAAGGAGTTAAGATGGCAAGATTCCACGGAGAAGTCGGCTATGCTGATTCCGTAGAAACTCCTGAAGGTTCTGGTGTGTGGGAAGATATCATTACCAAAATTTCATATTATGGAGATGTTATTCGTGATACACGTAAATTAGAACCAGGAGAGACTCTCCACGACGATATTAAAGTTGGTAATTCTATCAGTATCGTTGCGGATGACTATGCCATCAAACATTTCTTCAAGATCAAGTACGTTCGATGGGCGGGGACTCTTTGGACTGTCACAAATGTTGAAGTCAGGAGTCCTCGTCTCATCATGTATTTAGGGAGCGTATACAATGGCCCAACGGCTTGAGCTCCAAGCTCTGTTGTTAGATATTTTAGGAACAGAGCATGTGTATTTTCAGCCACCACCTACAATTATAATGGAATATCCGTGTATTGTTTATCAACGTGACTATGTGCAAATAAATTATGCTGATGATTATCCATATAAGCACAGAAAACGTTATTTAGTTACGATCATTGATCGAAATCCTGACAGTGATATTCCAGATAAGGTGGCTCAATTACAAATGTGCGTATTTGATCGATTTTATACTGCCGACAACCTCAATCACGATGTCTACAAACTTTTCTTCTAAGGAGAAAGCAAATGGCCGCACTTGTTTGGGATCAGATCGGTGAGCGTTTCTATGAAACGGGCGTCGATCATGGAGTGCTCTACATTCCAGACGCTACTGGTGTTTACGCCGAAGGCGTTGCATGGAATGGTCTCGTCAGCGTTACTGAGTCTCCGACAGGAGCCGAAGCTACTGCTCAGTACGCTGATAACATCAAGTATCTGAACCTTATCTCTGCCGAGGAGTTCGGTGCGACGCTCGAGGCGTTCACCTATCCTGACGAGTGGGCTCAGTTTGATGGTCTTGCAGTTCCTGCTGATGGTGTCTTTGTTGGTCAGCAGCCTAGGAAGCTGTTTGGTCTTTCTTATCGCACTCGAGTGGGTAATGACATTGAGGGCGATGCTTATGGCTACAAGCTCCATCTTGTTTATGGTTGTATCGCTAGCCCTTCAGAGAAGGCGTATAATACCATCAACGATTCTCCTGAGGCCATCACCTTCAGTTGGGAAATCTCTACGACTCCTGTTCCTGTGACTGATTACAATCCTACCTCGCTTATCGTGGTCGACTCGGCTGTCGTAGATCCAACAGCTTTGGCTTCACTCGAGGCTCTTCTCTATGGGAATGGCGAAGGTCCTACGCTCCCAATGCCAGATGAGGTTATTGCCCTCTTTGATACTGGCGGTGCAGTTGCTACTGGTGCTACTGCTGGTGTGCCTGGAACGTGGACGCCTGGTGGGTCAACACCTCCTGCTAACATCACTACTGGTATGACCGGTGTTACGGCTAGTCCTAATACTGCATGGACTACTGGGCAGTATGTTCAAACTGCAACTGCCGGTGTTGGTGGTCAAACGCATTGGGATGGTTCTTCTTGGGTGGCCGGCCCGGCGTAATCGACATAGGAGTTTAGAGAATGCTCAAACTTATCATTGAAGGAACTGAATACTACAATGAAGAAACAGAGACTTTTGAATCTGTTGGTGATGTTGAATTATTGTTAGAGCATTCTCTAATCTCCCTGTCAAAATGGGAGTCAAAATTCCAAAGACCTTTTCTAAGTAAAGATGATAAATCTATTTCTGAGATTCTTCATTATATAGAGTGTATGTTTCTTAATAAAGATTATCCAAAAGACATTACAAGTAGATTTACTCAGAAAAACATTGATCAAATTAATGCATACATCGAGTCAAAAGAATCTGCAACTACATTCGGTAAGATGCCAGACCAGAAATCTCGTGGAGAAGTTATCACTTCTGAATTAATATACTATTGGATGGTAGCTTTCAATATTCCATTTGAATGTGAGACTTGGCATCTCAATAGGCTTTTCGCATTGGTTCGCATTTGCAACATTAAGAATACTAAACAAAAGAAGATGTCAAAAACTGAAATTGCAATGAGAAATCGTGAACTTAATGCGGAACGTAGAGAACGTCTTGGGACTCGAGGGTGATTGGAGGTTAAACTTCATGCTTACTTGGGATTTGGTTGGTGAGAAGTTTTACGAAACAGGTATAAGTAAAGGTGTCTTTTATGATGCTAGTGGTATTGGAGCAGCTTGGAACGGTTTAGTTTCAATTGATGAGAATGTAGATACAGAAATTCAAGCAGTTCATTTCGATGGCGTAAAGATTAATGATATTGTGACAGTAGGGGATTTTTCAGCGACTATGAGAGCTTATACTTATCCGGATGTATTTCTTCCATATGAAGGAATTGTAGAAACTGAGTTTGGTTTTCAAGTAACTGAACAGCCATATGGTCGATTTGGGCTTTCCTACAAAACTCAAATCGGTGATGATGTTAATGGTTTAGATTTTAATTATAAACTTCATGTTTTGTATAATTTAACTGCAGCTGTTAGTACAAAAAGTTATCAAACTATGACATTAGAAACCGAACCACTTGAGTTTGAATGGAATCTTACATCAATTCCAGAAGAAATTGATGGTTATCGTCCTACCGCTCGACTTATATTTGATACTCGTAAGATGGATCCTCGAGTTTTATCTGAAATTGAAGCAATACTTTATGGAAGTGATTTAGCTGAAGCTCGACTTCCTCCTATGAGAGAATTTATTAGAATGATCAAGGATTGGGTGCTCACTCCACCGTAAGGACAAGCCATGATCCAAGTAATGTCCGTAGGTAATACGAAGAATACTGAGAAATTTCTAAATTTCATGAAGAGTGGAAAATTATTCAGAGATCTAGATCGTTATGGACGTCAAGGAGTAGATCTTCTTTCCAGTGCTACGCCAGTAGATACTGGTAGAGCAGCTTCATCTTGGGGGTATCAAGTAGGCCATACAAATGGAGTTCATTCGATTAGTTGGTTCAATACTGATAAAGAAGGCGGTGTAAATATTGCCGTTATTATTCAATATGGGCATGGTACAGGTACTGGTGGGTATGTAGTAGGTAGAGATTACATCAATCCAGCTCTTCGTCCTCTCTTTGATCGAGCCGTAGCGGATATTTGGAGGCAGGTGACAAATGCCTAGCGTTGATGATCGCATCGTACGGATGGAATTCGATAATGCACAATTCGAGCGAAAGCTCAACGAAACTATTACTAGTCTAGGCAAGCTGGAAAAGGCTCTTAAATTTGATGGAGCTAAGACTGGATTGGCTGATATTAGTGATCACGTTGGCAGATTCCATATGGGAAATATGGGAACTGTTATTGAAGGTGTCAGTGCTAAGTTTCTTGCTCTCAGCACTATTGCTATCACAGCTTTAGCTAATATTACTAGTAAAGCTATTAGTACTGGTATTCAACTGGCCAAGTCTTTGAGTTTGGATCAGATCATTTCGGGTTTCAAAGAATATGAAATGAACATGAATTCGATTCAGACTATTTTGTCTAATACAAAGGCTGATGGAACTAATCTCGGGCAGGTTACTGATGCGCTTGCCGAACTGAATAAGTACGCAGATCAGACCATTTATAATTTCGGGCAGATGACCAGAAATATCGGTACGTTCACTGCGGCCGGCGTTGATCTGGAAACTTCAGTACAATCTATTAAGGGTATTTCTAACTTAGCCGCTATTTCCGGCTCAAGTGCTGAGCAAGCTGCTTCTGCAATGTATCAGCTTTCTCAGGCGGTTTCAACTGGTACTCTTAAGCTTATCGACTGGAATTCAGTCGTCAATGCGGGTATGGGTGGTGAAGTCTTCCAGAAGGCCTTGTTTGAAACTGGCAAGGCGATGAAGACGATTAAAGACGTTCCAATGAAGCAAACCTTTGACGAATGGAAAGATGCTGGTAATTCCTTCCGAGGGTCTCTCGAAGAAGGTTGGTTGACCGCGGAGGTTCTGACTAACACGCTCAAGGGCTTCACCGGTGAGCTCACTGAAGATCAGCTTCTTGCTATTGGCTATACAAAGCAGCAAGCAGCGGAATTCATCGAGCTCGGTAAGACCGGTGTTGAAGCAGCCACGAAGGTTCGTACGCTTACTGGTCTCATTCAGACGACCAAGGAGCAGATCGGATCTGGTTGGTCTGAGTCGTTCAAGCTTGTCTTCGGTAATTTCGAAGAAGCGACAGAACTCTTTACCGGTATTTCTAATGCTATCGGCAAAATGGTAGACAAATCCGCAGATGCTCGTAACGAGCTCCTTCAAGGATGGCGTGATCTTGGTGGTCGTGATCTTCTTCTCGAGGGGTTAACTGCGGGTATTAAGAATCTCGGTAAGATTATTAAGCCGATTAAGGATGCATTTAAAGATATTTTCCCACCAATGACGGCGGAACGTCTTTACAATCTTACAAGAGCTTTTACCATTCTCATGGAGAAGCTCGAGCCTAGTTGGGCTACAGTAGATAAGCTTAAGCGTATATTCAAGGGATTCTTCGGAATTCTTGAAATCGGTTGGACAGTTCTTAAAGAAGGCGTTGATTTCGTCGCTGAATTGATTGGCAGTCTTACTGGCGCGGGTAGTGGGAAGTTCCTCGCATTCGCAGCCAAGATTGGCGATTTCTTCATTGAACTTAACGACGCATTAGTTGAAGGTAAAGGTATTACTAGATTCTTTATTGATCTTCGTGAAGGTGCCGAAGGTCTTATTGGTTTCTTGATTCAAGTCAAGGATGCGATTATCGGGCTTTTCACTGGAGTTGATGCAGATTTCCCAGATGATCTCGGTAATGCATTTGGTCGACTTGGCGATCGTTTCGATACGTTGAAGGATCGTTTCCAAAAGGTTGGTGAGCTCTGGCAACCAGTTCAGGAAGCCTTGATGAAGATCAAGGATATTTTGGACAAGGTTTGGGACGCCATTGCTGACTGGTTCAAAGAGCTCGGCGGAAAGATGGCCGATGCCGCGGAAGAAGGTGACTTCGAGGCAGTTCTCGATGCTTTGAATGTTGCTTTGCTTGGTGGTATCGCAGGTCTATTGGCCAAATTCATGAAATCTGGTATTAATCTCGATCTCGGTGGCGGATTCCTAGGTAATATCAGTCAAACTTTCGAAGAATTGACTGGTGTTCTAAAGGCAATGCAAACTGATATTAAGGCTAATGCTTTGCTCAAGATTGCTGGAGCGGTTGCTATTCTCGCTGCCGCGGTTGTTGCATTATCACTTATTGATTCAGAAGCATTAACCAAGGCCTTGACTGCAATGGCAGTTGGTTTTGCTCAGCTTATGGCCGCTTTCGCTATTATCACTAAAATCAGTACTGGTCCTACTGGAGCAGCTTCATTTATTCTTATTGCTGGTGGCATGACAATTCTTGCAGGTTCTATTCTAATCCTCGCTGGAGCGGCTGCGATATTAGGTAATCTTGATTGGGATGAACTTGCTAAGGGGCTCGGGGCCATTATTGTTCTTATGGGCGTCATGGTCGGAGCCTCCAAGTTGTTATCTGGTAGTGCTGGTAGTCTAATTCTTGCTGGTGCTGGAATGATTCTTCTAGCTACAGGTCTATCTATTCTTGCCGGAGCTGTAAAGATATTTGCCACGATGGACTGGGGAGAAATGGCCAAGGGCATGGCCGGTCTAGCTGGAGCTCTTCTTATTGTTGCAGGGGCGATGCAACTCATGCCGGCTACAGCTCCACTACTCGGTGCAGGACTTCTACTCTTGGCTATCGGCGTGAATATCTTGGCAGGAGCTCTTAAGATTTTCGCTACGATGTCTTGGGGCGATATTGCTAAGGGGATGACTGCTCTAGCTGGTGGTCTTCTTATTATTGCTGGCGCAATGCAAATTATATCTCCAGTAATTCTACTCGTTGGCCCAGGACTTATTCTTGCTGCTATGGGCATTACTATCCTAGCCGGCGCCTTGAAGATCATGGCCAGTATGAGTTGGGCAGAGATCGGACGAGGCCTAACTGCCTTAGCGGGTTCTTTGCTTATTCTCGCAGTGGCCTGTAATGCAATGAGTGGAGCTCTAGTAGGAGCTGTTGCTATTGGAGTTGTTTCAGTATCTCTTGCTGTCTTGGCCAAGGTACTAAAGGAGATGGCGGGGATCAGCTGGGGTGAATTGCTCCATGGCCTTCTTGCTATCGCGGCTGTGTTGGCAACACTTGCGGTTGCTGCAATGCTTATTCAGCCGGCTATTCCGGCAATGTTGGCTCTAGGTGCAGCGTTGGTTATTATCGGCGCAGGTTTCGCATTATTCGGCTTTGGTGCGGCTCAAGTAGCTAAGGCATTTGAGACATTAGCCAGAGCTGGAGCAGCTGGAGCAGAATCTCTAGAGAAGTCGCTACATGCTATTGGGCGAAGCATGTCGGCTCTTGGTAGAGGTCTTGCTGAGGGAGCTCTTGAGTTCCTTTCGACGTTGGCTGATGCAGCACCTGTAATCGCCGAGCAGCTAATGGTGATTCTTGGCCATATTATCGAGGGACTTCGTAAGCTTATTCCGCTAGTTATTGACATTGTCCAAGAATTGGTTACGGGAATCTTCGAAACCATTCGTACTTATGCAGATCAACTTGTTGAGACAGGTATATTCATTATCACTACCCTTCTCACGGGTATCAGAGACAATATTGATGATGTTGTTATTCTCGTTGGTGAGATCATCACCAATTTCTTGGATGCATTTGCTGGGCAAGTGCCGATGATTGTCGACTCTCTTGTTAATCTCTATGTGACCATCCTTACGAGTGTTGCAGAGGGTGTAGGCAGAGTTGCTGCAACTCTCATGGTGGGCATTGGTATTGCGTTCTTTACTGGTTTCTTCAATGGAGTCATGCAAGCCACTGGTCCGGTGGGTGAATGGTTCATGAATCTCGGCAAGACGGTACTTGGATGGGTTGGAAATGTTGTCAGTACTCTTTGGCAGAAGGGCACGGATTTCGTTTCTGGTCTGTTCAATGGCATCAAGGGCAAGATCGGTGAGGTTACTACTTTCTTTACTGGTCTAGCTGCCAAGATTCTTGGTTGGATTGGTAACGTTGCTCGTACTCTTTGGGATAAGGGTTGGGGCCTTATTGGTGGTCTATATGACGGTATTACTCAACGTTTCAATTCGGTTAGAACGTGGATTGCAGATATTGGTGGCAGAATCAAGAGTGCTATCGGTAATGTTGGGAATATCTTATGGGATGCTGGTAAGAACATCATCAGTGGTCTTCTGGGTGGTATGAAGTCTGCTTGGGGCGGTGTTACCAGTTGGATCGGCGACAAGGTTAAGAGCCTTAAGAACATGATCACAAATCCATTTGGAATCTTCTCACCATCAAGAGTTACTATGGGTTATGGTAGGTATATTATGGAGGGCTTGCTTATTGGTATGGAAGATGAATGGAAGAGTGTTGATCGTTGGATGAGAAATCTTCAGCCAACTGATGCGCTCGTCAAGAGTGTTAATGATGCCGTCGCTTCTATTACATCCAGTCTCGACACTATCAGTGAGACTGCTCCAGTTATTACTCCAGTGCTTGATCTTACTCAGATTCAAGCTCAGGCCAGTCAAATTGATAGCCTTATTCCATCTGGACCTATGGCATCAGCATCATTCTCTCAGGCACGTACCATTGCTGCTATATCTACTCCGATATCTGATACTGCTGATACCGAAGCCACAGTAGCGCAAGGAGTGTCGTTTACTCAAATTGTTAATTCACCGACACAGCTTTCTGCTACGGATATTTACAAGCAAACCCGTAATCAGATCGCACTGGCTAAGGAGGAGTTGAGCCTCGTATGAGAACTACAAACGTAGCTATGTACTCCCCTAATTCAACAGAACCGATTGTATTCAGTTTGGGAGA